CAAGTTGATGAGCCACGAAGTCACCTCAAACGGAATCATTGCAACCTTCAAGATTGCTAACACGATGGCTGGCGAAGATGCGCTAGTTGAGGCAACCGAAGGCCTACGCGATGGATTCAGCGTCGGCGCACAAATTAACGAGTGGACAAACGTTAAGGGCGTTATGCAGATTACTTCAGCAACTCTTGACGAAGTTTCCCTTGTAACTGATCCAGCAATTGACAGCGCTCGCGTTAGCGAAGTCGCAGCTTCAGAAAACGAAGCACCTAAAGAAGATTCTGCTCCGGCAACCGCTGATGCAGACAAACCAACCGAAGGAGACCACGTGTCTGACACTACCGCTCCTGCTCCTGCCGTCGAAGAAGCGGTAGAAGCAGCTAAAGTAGAAACTGTCTCGGCTTCACGCCCAGCGTTCTACACAACTCCTCGCCTTGAGTTCACAAAGGCGAAATACCTCGAGAATAGCGTTCGCGCTAAGCTCGGTGATGATGCTGCTCGTCAGTATGTAATGGCCGCAGATGACACCACAAGTAACAACAGTGGCCTAATTCCCACCAGACAAACAACGGACATTATCAATCCGTTATCAAACGCAGATCGTCCAGCTGTTGATTCAGTATCAAGCGGCGTTCTACCAGATGCAGGAATGTCTTTCGAGATTCCTAAGCTCACCGCAGTTCCAACAGTCGGCGAAGAAGCTGAAGCAGCTGCAATTGATGAAACAGGAATGACAAACGAATTCCTTTCAGTATCCGTGAAGAAGTATGCCGGAGGACAAACCTTCTCTGTTGAACTTCTTGATCGTTCTTCACCAGCGTTCTTTGATGAACTCGTTCGTCAGATGGAATACGCATACGCAAAGGCGACTGACGTTGCAGTAATCGCTGGCCTTGTTGCTGGCGGAACTGACGGCGGAAACCGCACTCTTGATGCTGCTGGCTTCCTTGACTTTGTTTCCGATGCTTCAGTTTCTGTTTATAAGGGAACTCTCGGAACCGCGACAAACATTCTTGTTTCTCCAGAACAATGGGGCAACATTATGAACCTCGCTGATGCTGGTCGTCCGATTTATCAGAACCTCATTGGCCCATCAAATCAAGGTGGCAATCTCTCCGGTGGCGCAGTTCGCGGCAACGTTCTTGGACTAAACCTCCGCGTTGCTCGTAACCTTGCAACCGCAGCTCCAACCGGTGATAACTCAATCATCATCATCAACCCAGACGCATACACTTGGTATGAGTCCTCACGTTTCCGTCTACAAACAAACGTCGCACTAAACGGCCAAATCGAGGTCGCTTACTACGGCTATGGCGCACTTGCAACAAAGGTTGCAGCTGGCGCTTACAAGTGGATGGTTGCGTAGTTAGAACCCTAAAAGTGACGGCCAGTCCGCTCCCGAGCTGGCCTGTCACCCTCTAGATCGAAAGGACGGCGAGATGCCAACAATTGTTACAGCCTCACAGCTCAGGACGATTCTTGGCGTCTCGTCATCTCTTTATTCAGATGCTTATCTTGACGATATTTGCGATGCTTCCGAAAACGTTATCCTTCCAATGCTTGTCACTTTCCAAAGCAAAGTGGATAAAGTTTATTTAGAAAATAACGTTGCTTATTTCCACACCGCGACAATTCACGAATTCACCGAAGGTCAATCGGTTGTCATTACAAGTGTCGGAGCGCCATTTAACGGCACTCACACAGTTACAGATGATTTAATTGGCCCCTATGTATTTACCGCCGCCATCACAAATGCTGACGTATTGGAAAAGAACATTATCCCAGCCGGAAACGCTGCGCTCTCTGGCGCATCAACCTATGTGGGAAATGCCAACGTCGAAGCTGCCGTTTTGGCTATTTCTGTCGAAATCTTCCAAGCCAGAACTGCCGCTGGAGGATCGATCGAAGGCGTAGATTTTGCAGTCACACCTTACAGACTTTCTAAGAATTTATTGGCAAAGGTAACCGGCCTACTTGGCCCCTATCTTGACACCGATGCGATGGTGGGTTAATGCCCGCCTCAACAGTTTTATCTTCTATCCGGACACCGCTGGCTACTGCACTCGCCTCCGTTTCGGCTAACGTTTATTCATACGTTCCCGAATCTGTGCAAGTTCCAGCGGTTATTCTTGTTCCAGATTCACCTTATTTAGAATTAAACACAATCAACGACTCAACAATTCACGCCAAGATTAATATGACAATTACTTGCGGAGTTGCTTATCTTTCCAATCCAGCATCTCTTGACAATCTTGAGCAGCTTATTTTTTCAGTTTTGGCAGTAATTCCGGACGGCTACACAGTCGGCCCAGTAGAACGGCCATCGGTTACGCAAGTGGGTGCAGTCAATTTATTGGTTGCCGATATTCGCGTTTCCACCTATTACACACAAACCAACTAAGGAGAAAACGTGGCAACCACAGTAATTACCGGTCGCGACATTTCGCTGTCTTTCACAGGTGGAACGGACATCGAAGCCCAAGCGACAAACGCGGTATTGACTAAGACCAACGTTCGCGAGACCTATCAGACTCTCGACGGCGAGGCTTACAAGACAGTAAACATCGAAGGCACTTTCCAGCTAGATATGCTCGCAGACTGGGGCAAGGCAAACTCTGTATGCGAAGCTCTTTGGGCAGCAGCAGAATCCGCACCAGATACAACCATCAGCGTAACCTTGACCGCCGCAACTGGCGCACAATTTGTTTTCCCAATCCTTCCAGAATTCCCCACAGCTGGCGGATCAGGAATTGACGCACAAACAGTATCGTTCACCTTCAAAGTATCGAAGGGCGACGTAACAGAGACCTTCAGCTAAGAGATCGGAGCATCGGGAGATGAAGTTATCAATCACAATTAAATACAACACGGGCGAGTCGGTTACTTATGTAGCCGGCTTACCCGAGTGGGCTAAGTGGGAACGCAAAACTGGCAAGTCCATTTATTCGATGAAGGATATTTCGGCTTATCAGCAAGCAGACTTCTTAGATCTTGCTTATTTCGCTTACAAGCGCGAAGCGGCAGGGAAGCCCACTAAGTCTCAGGAAATCTGGGAACTGTCCATTGATGAAATGCTGATTGGAGATGAAAGCCCAAAAGCTACGAGTCCGGAAGCGTAAATCGGCTTCTTGTCGAAGTCGCAATAGCGACCGGAATCCCAATGAGCGAGTGGACGGACATCGAACAAGTATTAACGGCAATTGAGATATTGAAGGAGCGCAAAGGTGGCAGATGAACCAATCAGCTATGACAAGCGCGAACTTCGTTCAATCATTACCGCGTTCAAAGCGATGGACGATGAAGCTATTGATGCGGCTAAACGCGAAAGTTTTGCGCTCGCTCAATATGCCGCCAACGAGGTTAAGGCCTACGGCATCACCAGAACCTTTGGACAAGCCGTTGTCAATCGCATTACTTCTGGCGTTAAAGTTTCCAAAACCTCGAAGATTGGCGAGTTCTCTTACGGATTCGCGAGTCAGCGTTTCTCTGGTGGAGGATCAACTAAAGACCTCTGGGCAGGTTACGAATTCGGATCTAATCGTTATCGTCAGTTCCCACGACGCACCCCACGCAAAGGCAGAGGAAATTCTGGCTATTTCATCTATCCGGCACTTCGCAAAATTCAGCCTCAATTGATTGCTAAATGGGAAGATGCGTTTTCTAAGATTCTCGGAAAGTGGGACGACTAATGGCTGGAAGTAGAACTCTCAAGTTATCAATCCTCGCTGACGTTGATGATTTAAAAAAGAAGCTGGATATTGGCTCCAAAGAGGTCGAAGGCTTTGGCGGTAAGTTAGAAAAGTTTGGCAAGATTGCCGCTGCGGCTTTTGCCGCTGCCGCTGCTGCGGCTGCCGCTTATGCTGGCAAATTAGCCATTGAAGGGGTCAAAGCGGCGATAGAAGATGAAGCTGCTCAGAAGCGCCTAGCCCTTGCCTTACAAAACGTCACAGGAGCCACAGAAGCCCAAATTGCGGCAGTTGAGGAACAGATAAGCAAGACGGCTCTGGCTACTGGCGTAGCAGATGATAAGTTGCGTCCAGCGCTTCAAAGACTCGCAACAGCCACAGGATCAGTCTCCGAATCTCAAAAACTATTAACTCTTGCCCTTGATATTTCAGCCGCCACCGGCAAAGACGTTGAAACAGTTTCCAACGCATTAGGTAAAGCCTACGAAGGCAACACCGCTTCTCTGGCTCGTTTGGGTATCGGTTTATCAGCTGCCGAAATCAAAACAATGGGATTGCAAGGCGCAGTAACGCAATTAGGTGAAACCTTTGGCGGTGCAGCTGCTACTCAAGCTCAAACTTTTGAAGGTCAGATTGCTAGGTTAAAAGTCGGCTTTGATGAAGCCAAAGAAGCAATTGGCGCTCAACTATTGCCAGTCATTCAGAGACTTCTTGATTACGTTGTGAATGTTCTCATTCCTAAGTTCCAAGAGGCTAAGCGAGCAGCAATTGATCCAATCGTTCAGGCATTTAAGAATAACGAAGCAGCTCTGCGCGACTTATGGTCTTTCATTAAAACGTATCTCGTTCCCATTTTTGAAACGGCTTTAGTGGGCGCGATTAAATCAGTCGGAGCCACAATTGCTGGAATCATCAACATCATTGGCACAGTCACCAGCAAAGTTAAAGAATTGGCTAATGACGTTATTGACGCAGTTAATAAAATTATCCGCGCTTACAACTCAATTCCCATTCTGCCTAACGTCTCAACCATTCCCAATATCTCCACAACAACTACTTCTAGGACTGGAAGCGTTCCAACGGCAAGCCTCCCATTTGGCGGCGCTTCAATCATTCCACCATCGAGCGGTTCGGCTAACGTAACACCTTCAACGCCTACAACAAGAGTTACAACGCCAACAACATCAGCGCCGAAAGTCACAACAACCCCAAGCGTCCCAGTTGGATCATCTAGCGCCATTACAGTTCCGATATCCTTCGGCGGATTCTCAAGATTGGCAGATGCTCAAGGAATCGCCCCTGTAACCATTAACGTCAATGCCCCGAGTGCAATTGATGAAGAAGGCTTCACTCGAGCAGTTGTCTCAGCTCTCAACAATTCAAACTCTCGCGGAACTGGTGGCGGAAGCCAGTTGTTTGGAATTAGACAAGAGTTATGACAGCTTGGACACCAGAGTATCGCGTTTTAATTAACGGCACAGATGCCACAGATTTAACCCTTGTCGGCTTCACGGCTACTTCTGGACGCACCGACGTTAATACCCAAGCCCAAGCTGGTTATTGCAATTTGCAGCTCATCAATGCGACCAACGCGTTTTATGATTGGAGCGTTAATACTGGCGTAACCCTCGAAGTCAAAGATACGAGCGGCAACTGGGTTAGCCTATTCGGTGGACGAATCAGCGACGTTTCAACAAGCGTCAGAACTGCTGGCGAAGTCGCTTATGTGACTCAAATTCAAATCTTTGCTTTAGGCGCATTATCCAAACTTTCAAAAGCCATCTGGATTGACTCGCTAGCCCAAGATGATGATGGCGACCAAATTTACACAATTCTTAGTTCCTTGCTGCTTGCCTCTTGGAATGAAGTGAGCCCAGCGCAACAATGGAGCAGTTATGATCCGACAACGACGTGGGCCAATGCTGGCGACGTAGGGCTTGGCGACATTGATAGACCCGGACAGTATGAAATGGTTCAGCGTTCAGCCAGCCCAATTGATTACTACTCAATTGTTACTCAAATCGCCAATTCGGCTCTTGGCTATGTCTACGAAAACGCCAATGGAGAAATTGGTTACGCAGACGCAGCTCATCGGCAGACATACCTACTCGCTAACGGATATACAGAATTAAACGCTCGCGAGGCTTTCGCCGCTGGCATTAAGCAATCTATCCGCTCGGGCAAGATTATTAACGA